GCTAAATGTAAAAGCTATTATCCACGATTTTTAATGAGAAATCATTAGATATTCAATAAACACTTAAAAAGCGATAGCGAAGAAGTGTAGAATATTTATCGTGTTTTGTATATAAATCGGCGAGAGCTGATTGCCGAACCACCAATGGCAAAGGTGTATATTAATGACATTTTTATACATATTAATAGGTGGGGATAGTAATTACTACTATAGCCATAAAGTATAGAGTCTTCATTGTTAATGTCAAATCCATCTTTTATTTTGGATTCAATCCATTTAATATCATTAGAATAAATAGCTTTGAAAATATTATCCATATTGATTTGTCAATTTATGTGTCAGTTTATTTGTCAATTAATTAATGATTAATTAACATAATAGTAATTCAATTTTTAGTAATTTAATTTAAGCACAGAGTGATTGATGCTTGGGGTAGAAAACGAAGCATCTGTTTTCAGTAGAGGATAAAGGAATAGTGACAGTGAACTTGTTGTAGGCTTTGAGGCCGAACATAGCAAGATCCAAAGCAGATACAACAGGTTTGAATTTCAATTCACCATCGCAAATGAGGACTTCATCGACTTTGAAGATGACATAATAGCAATCTTCTTTGGGTTGGTCGCATTTGTCAATGCATTTCAATTTAGTTTCACAGACAGAAGTGTATCTGAAATATCTGACATCATTAGGGTTAGTGGGGTGAGGGTATCTACCGTAGAAAGTGACTTGTTCGAGAACACCAGAAGTTACATTATATCTAAGGTAAGGTTTGAGGACACCGGTAGAACCATCGATCTTATCATAAGTGATGCTGATCAATTTAGATTCGACTTCAGGAACACAAGGACCTTTACCAATGACAAAGGTGAGACCGAGGCAAGAATCAGTGTTGTTATCAACTAATCCTCTTTCTTCACAGTCACACAATTGGATAGTGGTACCACATCCTGGTTCGACATCTTCAATGTTTGTGATCTTGGCTTCAACAACGACATCTCTGACTTCGCAAGGGCAACAGAATTTAAAACACTTACTCATCTATTTATTATAACTATTAGATTCATAAATTATTCATGTAGAGTGTTTATTCCAACCCATTATTCCGCCCAGTAATTAACCAAAATTCCTGAAAAAATAAATAATAATATATATGATAAAATACAAAATAATATTTTCATAATTGGTCTATTATAAAAATAAGAATTAACAATTAACAATTAACAACAGAAATATTTGGCATAACAACCAACAATTATGCTTATGGCGCCAACAATATGGATATTTGTGAAAGATGGTTTTTCACATTCTTTAGATGGCTTATCACATCCTTTAGATGGTTTGTCACATTCGGATTCAGATTCGCAACCAAATTTACAAGGTTTAAATTCACAAGGTTTAAATTCACAAGGTTTAATTTCGCAAGGCTTAATGTGGCAGGGTTCAATATGGCAAGGCTTGATTTTGCATGGTTTTATTTCGCAAGGCTTAATGTGGCAGGGTTCAATTTCACATGACTTTTCTATTTTGGGTTCACATTTATTATCACACTTGTTATCACATTTGTTATCACATTTGTCATTAGATTGGTCACAATCTCTTTTGCATTTATCATCACATTGGCTTTTTTTATCGCATTTATTGTCTTTACATACTTTATGACTGCAAGGGGAGTCAAAACAGTTACACATATATTTATTATAATAATTAGACATATTATTCTTTCTTGTGGAGTGGAAAATCACACCTATTACATAGTGTGACAATAAATAAATATGATTATGTCTTGTTATTTTTTGATACTAACCACAACTACCAATGTAATTAGAAGTGCAATACCAATAAATATGCATATTCCTGCTCTATAATTATGTAGACACATTTTACATCTTAATGTATTTGACTTTTTGTTAAATTCTGCAGTGTCATTCATTAGATTTTCTGTTTTGTTTTCTAATTCTTGCAAGTTATCCATATTTTGAATTGCACTATTTAAATTTTGTTGCATTACAGAGTGTAATTCATCAACTTTCACCTGGACTTCATTAAGTTTGTCTTTTGATGTTTGGCCTTCCATGATTATGTCTGTTTGTGTTATTTAATATGGAAATGTCAATATACTATTGATATTATGAAATAAATTCAATTTTTCATATTGAAAAAAATTGAATTTGTATAATGCTTGATTATTTAATAGAATTGGTCTTTAATTACAACTAATTTAATTGGAATTAGACCATCTGACTATATTCATATGTCTACTGACAAATCATTTCCCCAAGGATCTTCATCTGATAAAATGCTTCCTGTCAACTTTGACATTTCGAATTTGTTCAACCTCAACCCCAGCCAACCTTCCGGATTGATTGCAAATCCAAATCAGACAGATCAAAAAGACCAGCCTAATGAATTGTTTGGTGCTCGTGTATTTGGATCACCTAATGCACTTCAATTGTTTAGTGATATTTTTAGAGTTCCAAAACCTAACAGTAACATTGAACTTAAAGAAACCAAAATTAACACAACCCAAACTCAGAGAAATGATATTATTGATCTTGTCACTGAATCATCTGATTCGGGTTCGGGTTCAGATGCAGACACAGAATCAGAATCTAATATTCCCAATATTGTGACAAAGTCATCATTATCAGATCTCTTTACTGGTATGATTGAAAAACCTAGATCTAGATCCAAATCCCCTTCTAAAGACAGTAAGAGGAAATCCAGATCTAGATCCAGATCATCCAGACATCATTCATCAAGATCATCAAGATCATCAAGATCATCAAGACATTATTCTAGACATCATTCGTCCAGATCGGATTCTCATTCTGAGAGGAAATCTAAATACAAATCTATGGAAGGATATGAAGATTCATTTGGAGAATCTGAGAGACAAAAGATGATACATGAATTTCATTTTAATTTCGGTAAGGATTCTGATCTTAAAACATTTGAATTGCATATTAATTTTAAGAAATAATGATATATCTATTTGTCTATGATTCATTCGAAAAAATTGAATTTTATATTTGTCTGTTAGATTCATTATGTTTTCTATTTTTTACCTTTGGTTCTTCTTTTGAACTAAAATGCCCTCTAGATCCCGCTCTAGATCTCGCTCTAGATCCCGCTCTAGATATCACTCTAGATCTCGTTCTAGATATCACTCTAGATCTCGTTCTAGATCTCGCTTTAGATCCCGCTCTAGATCTCGTTTTGGATCTCGTTCTCATGTCATCGTATCACAATCACAACGTTCCCGCTCTGCCTCTCCAAAGAGATCATCGACCTCAGCCCAAACGCCATCACAAGATGATACTGCATCTGAACAGACCAGTTGTTTCATCAAAATTGGGTCTATGATTATGGCTTCACCAACCCAACAGACAGTTAAGAGAGGTGATTTCACCATCAATCTTGGTCCACTCTCATCATCATCATCTTCTGCGCTACCTGCATCTCAACAAGAGCAAAAGGATGAAGATGAAGATGAAGATGAAGATGAAGATGAAGATGAGGTGAAGACAAGCCGACGATATCGTGTGGGACTTGTTGATGGTGCCAATCTTTGTCACAGTAAGGATCCCCAGAGAATCCTGGACTCGATTGCGCGTATGTACGGTTTGGTAGTTATCTTTTCAAAGGCCCCTGAACTTCAAGTGAATACGACTGGTGAGTCTCTGACCATTCCTGATAATTGTGTTGTGGTTCAACTTGTTCCAATTGATGAGAATGGCAATGAGATCACAAGGGGTGTTCACAATAAACTCTCACATTCAGAACGTTCTTTTGATGACATCTATCTCCTTTCTGTTTGTATTCATTTGACGAAGTATGGACATGATGTGAAGGTGTTCAGTAATGACAAGTTCAGAGAGGTTGTAGATGAGCGTCGTGGTGCACTCTGTGCGGTTCCTAAGGTCAAGTTGGGATCACTATCTGGAATGACATTGCCTACATGGGATGATTGCAAACAGATCACCAATGGACAACTCAACAATGCAATTCGTAATCATGCATTGACCTTCGATGACATTGGACTGGTTAACCGCTATGGTTTGTATTCGTCAACAAAGGATTGGAGTGCAAGAACGTGAAGACCTAATACCTGACAATTCCACCAATGTCAGCCACCAGATGAAAGCATTCTCCATAAGTGGCAATAAATGAGAATGCATATGAAGATTCTTATCTTCCCCGGTAATAACAACTCTTACATAGAATTATTATCGCAGATATCCAATGTGTACATACTCTTTTCTTTTTTTTTATAAATCTTTTCTAATAAACATGTAATATATACATATGCAATAATAAAAATTGGAAATAAAATAAGAGTATCAATAAATATAAAGAAATAGTGCAACTAGTAACAACCCTGATATTTTTGTGTAGTAAAGTCAAATCATTGACAATCTATATTTTTTGTAATATTATTTTTGTTTATTCACATTATATCAACATAAAAATATTGAATCCTAATTAATCTGTAATTCGATCAATACCACAATATGTATTAAAATAACTCACACTTAGACAATTACATAAAATATGACAGAATCAAAATCATTTGGACAATCTGACAAACTAATTAGTGATTTTTCACAAACTGTCACAATAAATGATGTTGATTATATATTTTATGTCAATTATGATGGAACAACAACTGATGAAAATGATCAATATATTATTTCATGTATTGGTAATGGATCATCATTTGCCAAAACAATTATAGATGAGAATGATGTTATCAATAAAATTAAAAATAGTTTGAGACAAGAATTAGGTTTGAAATATGATACAATTCTCAAAACAGATGGTATTGATTTGAAAATTATACATCCATTATTCTCACAACTTAATACATCAATCACACTTGATAAACAGAAATCAAATGTGACATATGACAAACTTGTTGATGAAAGACTCAAAGAATTGGAAAAATTGCAACCTAAAACATATCCTATTACTAAAGATATGCTGGGTCATGATATTAAATTGACCGATGAAAACACTTTGTCAGTTGAATATGTAAGAAATCAGTTTGTTAATGGTAATTATGATATTCCAAATCTTGAACATTTCTATGATGTCAAATATGTCAATTCTAAATTACCACCTGTTCCATCCAAAAATCAATTTGTAGTTGATGGCATTTTTGAAAATAAAGCAATTATTAAATCAAATGATATACTTATGCTTGGTGATCAAAAAAATTGGTTTTCTGTTTTCACAAGGAAAGTAGTTCACAATGCAATAGGTATTGTAATCACAAACAGCAATTATATCAATGTATACATAAATAAAATTGATAAATGTAACGTTTATAAAACTGCAAGATTAACGTTGGGTGACATTCCTTCAATTAAATTACCAATTAAAATTTCTGATACACTATTTAAAAAAAATTCAACTTTGATTTATGAATACATAATTCAAAGTGGTCAATCAATGGTTAGTTTTTCCAACGACACAAAAGGATTAATTAGATATAAAGATAAAGATTATAAAAATGTTTTTGTAGTTTTTGACCAAATAATTGACAACAAATTATATTTATTAAATGGATATGAAAATAAGTGTTTGTATTTTTAAAAATTGATTACTTTTTTGTTTATGATTCATAAATGATATTCAACATAAATAGGAAAAATGGCAGAACATAAAGACAAATCATTTAATCAAATAATCACAATTGATAATGATGATTATGATATTTCTGTTGTGTATGATGGTTTGACAACTGATGAAAATGATCAATATATAATTTCAGCAAAAAGTAAAAAATGACAAGACAGAATATGAAGGAATATTTATTGATAATGATGACATTATTAATAAATTCGCAAATGCATTAATGAATAAATTATTGTCTCTTTTAGACATTTATATTATTAAGTATATTTATTTATATTTAATAACAAAGTATCACAAAATTTTAAGGAATCGCCAGGAATCGAACCTAGATCACGTGGACCCAAACCACGCATAATACCACTATACTACAATTCCACAGAGATGATATGACATCTCCAACGTGTCGGAACCAGGATTCGAACCTGGACCTTTCGGTTTTCAGCCGAAAATACTCCCTTTATACTATTCCAACTACTCTGAACAAGAATCGAACTTGTGTTCCTGCCGTGTAAAGGCAATGTTTTACCATTAAACTATCAGAGCTATCATATATGGATCATATTATATCCATACAATTATTATATGCAAAAAAATTACAAAAAAATCCCCACCAAAAAATCACAATCAGAGGAACATATCGATCATATTTCTTTTTTTAATGTTTTGGTTTTATTTTTGATAACTTTAATATCATTGTCACAAATTGCATTATTAGAACTTGTTGATATAGAATTTTTTGTGGCAATTGGCATGTTCCTTTTATTATAAAGTAATAGTTTAATTTTCTCTTTAACATCTTTGATTTTTGGTGTTTCGTCATCTGTGTCGATCCATCTTTTTAGAGCGTTTATTTGTGATGGCTTTAGTTTATATGAATTAATTAAATTTTCAAGATTGCATTCAATATAATTTTTTTTGTTATCATATAGTTGATCAATCAGTTCATCTTTTGTAACAAGTGCCCACTCTTTTCCATCATAAACCATTGCATATTTGTCTTTTATGTTAGATATGTATACACTCTTTGAAAAAGAGGATTGCATATGTTAATATGTTACATTGTGATATTCTGGATAATTTGGATTGAAATTAATGGCTTCTGTTAGTTTAACACTTGTATAAAAACCACTTTGAAGAATTGTCCCCATTTCGTCTTTGATTTTTGATATATCCTCTTTATTATGAGCCACTAAAGTTATATTTTGAACATTAATGGTACAATTATTTACAATTTTGTTATCAATATTATTTATGACTTTTTTATCAATATATGTCTGACAATTAATATTTTGTGATTTCTGTTCTTTTAATTCTTTATTCTCTTTTTCTAATATGTTAATTTTCTCTATCAATGAATCATAAATCTCATCTCTATTGTTTTTATGTTTGTTAATAATTCGTCTATTCTCTTCAATTTGTATGTCTTTATATTTGCAATTAAGTCTTGCATGTCTATACATATTTGTCTCAGTTGTGAATCGGTTGCTACAACCTGCATTTTTGCATAGAAATAACGCAGGTTTACAATTATTTTTTTCGATATGCATCTTTAAATTTTGTTTTGACGCAAATACTTTTCACATCTATCACACTTTAGATCCATATATATTTGAATTTATATTGATATACTTATATATTTTATTATTTTATTTTTACACACTACAAACTGAAAAGTAATAATAAATACTATTTAATAATATACTGATCAAAACAATAAAGTAATAATGGTTATAATTTAAATTCTGACTGATCAAAATAATAAAGTAATATTAGTAAATAATTCAATTAGTGTGACTGATCAAAACATAATGAAATGATCAGTCATTTCATATAGGGGGGGAGAATTAAAATAAATTTTTATAAAGTCCCCAGGGGTTGTTCAATCAAATAAATCTATTTTTTTGTGACACTCTTTGAGGAAAAAAAAGGATTGCATAAGTTAGTATGCAACACCAAAAGTCATATATAAAATTATTTGATTTTGGTTATATGTAACTATTTTTTATATTTTACAATCATCAAAATTAATTTGGTAATTATTTTTGATACAATATGATATCAGAAATAATAATACTTAATCATCAATCCTTATTAACATAATACTTGATGATTTGGTAAATCCAATCATCAATCCTTATTAACATAATACTTGATGATTTGGTAAATCCAATCATCAATCCTTATTAACATAATACTTGA